TGCTTTGATATTTCCAAAACGGAAAGACCTAATTTTAGAAATTGCAGTGAAGTGTGTAATTGTGTAGACAATTCAGCTGGTTTACATTGAAGGATGACTGTGATATGTTGTGAAAGAGCCACCTACTCAGTGGTGGGTGGCTTATTGATGAAAAAGTTTTTGAGTTAAATAAGTGACATAGTCAGAGGTTTCAAGGACCAATCGCTTTAATTGGCTGACGGTAACAATAACGGAATTTTTGGTTTTGTTGTTTTCGATATCACAAATCGTAAACGTTCCATCTGGATTTTCATTAAGTTCGAATCCAGACAGAGTTAGTAGATATTCAGCAGTGTTTGTTGCCATACTTCCAGTTTCACCGTATATCAAATACGAAACAGACACATCGAGTACATCAGCAATACGCTTTAGAGTATCGTGATTAGGTTCTCGATTATTGTTTTCATAGTTTGAATAAGTCGAATATGGAATTCCCAATGCTTCGGCAACAGCTCGTTGAGATATTTTTTTATCCATTCTGATACGCTTGATGCGTGTTCCAATTTTTATGATTTCGTTTAGACTCATAATATTCACCTCTGAATATATTTTAGCATAAAATATTCAAATTTGCAAACATACACTTGACATATTCAATATTGAATATTATAATTCACATATATTCGATAGCGAATAGAAGGGAGGCGAGACAATGAAGCGAGTAGGAATTATCATGGATGACGAGCTTCACAAGCAGTTAAAGCATATGGCGGTAAACGAAGGCAGAACAGTAACTGACATTATCGTAGAGCTTGTGAAAGCGGAAGTTGAAACAAAAAAAGAGCAGTCACGTTAAAAACTTTGGCGAGTTCCGTGATTGCTCAAAACCGAAACCTGTAAACCCAGGAATCACTTTGTATTGTAAGTGATTCCGCCAGAAATTGCAAGGAGGAAATTGCAATGCAGAATTTAATGATTTTTGAAGGACACAATGTAGAGGTATTTGAACTGAATGGACAGGTATTATTTAACCCGTATCACGTTGGCACATGCTTAGAACTGGGTGACAGCGCAGTAAGAATGGCCATTGCCAAAATGAACGAAAAGCAGGTTGTTAAGATTAAAAATTCGGATGTCAGTAAAGTTGACAT